GTCCCCCGCATCCACATGGAGGGTATCCGTGTCCACCGTGAGGTCAGAGCTGACGTAGGCATTTCCGACCACATGAAGGTTGGCATGAGGGTTCACCGTTCCAAGTCCCACGGACTTATCCCCTGCATCCACATGGAGGGTATCCGTGTCCACCGTGAGGTCAGAGCTGACGTACACATTACCAACGACGTGTAGGTTGGCGTTGGGGTTCACCGTTCCAATACCAACGGAATCGGTCGCAGCATCCACATGGAGGGTATCAGTGTCCACAGTGAGGTCAGAAGACACATAAGCATTGCCAACGATGTGTAACTCCGCATCTGGCGTTTTGGTGTTGATACCTACATGGTCATTAGTGGAATCGACGTGAAGGGTGTCCCCGTCCACCGTGAGGTCGGAGCTAACGTACACATTACCCACGACGTGCAGGTTGGCGTTAGGATTCTTTGTTTCAATACCGACGGAATGGTTTGTAGCATCCACATGAAACGTGTCGTTATCCACAGTTAAATCACTCGCTACATACACATTCCCAACAATGTGAAGTTCGGCATCAGGTGTTTTTGTTTTGATACCGATGCGCTCAGTAGAAGCTTCAACGTGAAGTGTGTTCGTGGCAACAGTGAGGTCATCAGACACATACACATTACCAACGACATGCAATTCGGCATCGGGGTTCTTGGTCTCAATACCAACCCTTTGGTTCACAGCGTCCACGTGGAATGTATCGTTATCCACTGTCAAGTTTGAGGACACGTACACATTACCAACGACATGAAGTTTGGCGTCGGGGTTCTTAGTCCCGACTCCGACAGAGTCGTTCTCCGCATCCACGTGGAACGTATCATTATCCACAGTCAAGTTTGAGGACACGTACGCATTCCCCACAACGTGGAGTTCCGCATCAGGGCTTGTGGTCTTCACACCAACTTTATCAGTAGCGGCGTTAACATGGAGAGTATTTGTGTCAATTGTTAAGTCACCATCGACGGTCAGGTTCGATGAGACATACGCATTCCCCACAATGTGGAGTTCTACTTGAGGATTTGTGGTTTTTATACCAACCCTGTCGGACACTGAGTCAACGTAGAGAGTATCCGTGTCCACTGTTAGGTCGCCAGTGACATTCGTGTTTCCAGAGACGACCAGGATATTTGAGCCGAACTCATCTACGTACAAATTCGAACCAACATCGAGGGTGTGCATAGGGTCAGTGTTCAACACACCGACATTGGCTTCAGTATAGAGGCGACCATACACGTGAACATTGATATCTTGGGAGGTGAGGGGTGTGATGGTAGCGTTATCGGCGCTACTTTGGGTGTATGCCAAAACAATTTCTTCGGAGCTTTCCAAAAATCCAACGGTGATATTCGAAGTAGGACGAGACATGATAAGTCCCAAGTCCAAAGTCGAATCTCCAGACACATTGTTTCTTCCAAGTTCTATGATGCCATCATCAACTGTGAGATTCTGACTCGAGATGGTGGTGACACCCCCAGATACGACAAGATTTCCGCCGATGGAGACACCACCAGCCACGACGAGGACATTCGCTCCCGTGTCACTCACGTAGAGGTTAGAACCAACACTCAGGGAGTGGAGTGGTTGTGTGTTTGCGATACCCACATTTCCATTGGTCACGAGACTTGTATTGAAATTTGTAAACTGTAAGGTGTTCGAAGATGTGTTACCGCGGTCGGAAGTAGCTTGGAATGACTGACCACCGACAAGAGCGTTAGCACTTTCACCAGATTCTGATAACTCACCCGTCGCACGGTTGTACATCATTAGTACGATGTTCGGGTCAATAATATCATTCCTAAACCTCACAGGTGACATGTAGATACTTCCACTGTTTGGGGTAGTCACCAGTGTGTTACTGGCGTTAAAAATGATCGTATTTTCAGCCTGAACATCGGAGTCGGGTACATTTCTACCAAACCGAATTTTGGTAGACCGCTCAATCGTAGGTATGTTCTTGACCATTTACTATAGCATGGTATTTTAATTCGCGTACAGGAGACCCGCCATACCATTCTCGATACGGAGGATGTTGTAGTTGACTGCATATATAGGGTCATTGATGGACATAGTCTCACTCATGATTTTGACAGAGTCTAAACGACTAAAATTGAGGGTGCCTGTGGGTTGGAGGGAGCTTGTGGAGAGACAAAAGCAGTAAAGGAAGAAATCAGGGGAAGTCACGAAGTTTGTGTGGTAATAGTTTGTCACATCGATGAAGTGAGGTTTACCCCATCTGTAATTACTGACATCGAGGCCGTTGATGTTCAACTTGACTTTATTGGCAGGGGACGTGAGTGCGCCATCCACAGTCGTGTCCGACGATGCGAGATACTTCACGGGGTGGTTGAACGTGAGTTCTTGGGTTAATGCACGCGAAGCGATATTCTTTTGGACTTGGGTGATGAGAAGGTCATGTTTACGCGCCGCGATGTTACCACGCTCCTCATTATCGAGATAGTAATAGTTGGCGTAGCACTCTACGTTGTAGTTTGAAGCGGCTGTCGCCCAATGGATGCGAATTTCAACGTTGTGATAGTTTAGGGCTACGAGGGGGAGTGCGCATTGAGGACCTTCACAAAAGAAGAAACGGAGGGGGTAAAAGTATGAGCGAGCGCTGACACCGGGGTGTGTACCTATAGCACTCTTTGACACGTTTTGTGCAAAGGTGTCGATGGCAATTTTCTCTGTGAAAATGGCATCTTGACTATCGATGAGGGAACCCCCGATGTAGAGTTCTACCTTATCGATGATGGTGTCCCAACGCTGAATATCGAGAGCTTGGGTCATGTCATCTAGAGTAAAATAGACATAGCCGAGAAGGTCGCCAGCGCGCTCGAATTGAACGCTGGACATTGAATTGTTTTTCACCGCTCCATGGATTGTTTGCTTTTCGATGGATTGTGAAAAATTAGCATGCCTTTTGAATGTTGAACTGAAGAACGAAATTTCAGGGTTGCCCATGATATATTCATCCTGGGCGCCTATCGCAATCAATTGAACAATGCCTGCAGACATGGTAATACTACTTTAAATGGAGAAAATTACAAATTGGGTTTTCTACACACGAAACGAATGACGAGAAAGTTTTTGTCACTAGCACTCGCTCTCTCGATGGTGAGGCCGTCCTCGTTGCGAATGGTCACGTTGAGACGGTCGATACGGCGGATGGGGTCGATATATTGGGTCACGACGGGGTAGTTATCCTTGAAAGTCACAGTGGTGCTTTCATCCTTGACCAGACTCGCGAACGAGTTACGAAGAACACTCAAGGGTGCCTGTCCCTCGTAGACATTGGAAGCACGGTCAGTAAAGATGGAGTCCAACTGCTCGATGGAGATGTAGCAGTGTTCAGTGTCCGCGGTCGTGTTGATACGCGCCGCGAGAAGCCTGGCCTGTACAACATTCTTTACGGGCTGACTCAAGTAACACGTGAACGTGTTAGCGCTATCCTGTCCTATCGTATCGATAGTGATTGTATGATACTCATAGTTGAGGTCGGGAATGGTATCCGTTGGCGAAGTGATGAGAGCCATTTCTATTAGCTCAGATTAAAGATCCGCCGATTCCCTCCTCAATCTCATAGCCCGCAAGGTCGGAGACGAGACCTTGGGCGCCACAGAGACCACCTGGGGTGAGGCTCTTGGTGTAGGCGCTACCATCCTTGTAACCAGGGGTACACTCAACCTTGTTCTCGAGGTCGAAGATGGACTTCTCACTGACAGTCTTAATCTTGATTGGCCTGGGTTGGTACTTGCTCGCGGGTCCACGAGTCATGGCCAGGACGCAGATGATCATCAACAGAACGGTGATGGACATGAGGGCATTACGGTCAGCCTTGTTAAACTTGAACATTTACTATAGGTTTATATTTTTTTAAAGTGCGTTAAAGGTATTTTTTTAGTTTCCATATAGAGAGTAGATGGACGAGGAAATCGTACTCGACCGTGGAAGCACGACTGTGATGAAACTCGATGCTGACGAACAGGCTCTGATGGATGAGATTCAGATTTCAGCGCCACGTCCCAAACCTGTGCCACGCCCTACGAAGACGGCGTTCAGACCCCCACCTCCTTCTCAACATCAGGAGGCGATGGATGCGTTCGTGAACCCCAATAAGCAGTCTGAACCTGCTCAACCCCAACAAAATGAGGAGATTGACTACGGTGAAGATGAG